GTTATAATTTGATATATCTAAAAATATGGTTATAGTAGTTACGTTTAATATAGAAAGGATAAAGAATTGGAAAACAAAACAGATTTAAGAGTATTATCACTAGGAGCAGGTGTTCAGAGTAGCACGGTCGCTTTAATGATTGAGTATGGTGAATTACCCATGGTCGATTGTGCAATATTCGCTGACACTCAGAATGAACCTAAATACGTGTACGATTGGTTACAATATTTAAAAAACAGGGTTTCTTATCCTGTGCATATTGTATCTAAGGGTAATTTAAAAGAAGATATGTTATCTAGTAAATACAAATTTCTAGCGATACCTACATACACGATTAATAACAAAACTGGCAAGAAAGGGTTTACCATGCGCCAGTGTACCAATGATTATAAGATACAACCTATTTATCAAAAGATAAGAAGATTGTTAGGATTAAAAAAATATCAAAGAGTACCAAAAGGTACTAATATAGAAATGGTTATTGGTATTTCGAGAGATGAGATGGTACGGTGTAAGGAGAGCAGGTTACCTTATATAAAGAATGACTATCCGTTAGTATTTGATAAAAAATTTAACAGAGGCGATTGCATGGAATGGTTAAAGGGTCACAACCATCCGTTACCTAAAAAATCTGCTTGTACTTTTTGCCCTTATCATTCTAACGAGTTTTGGTTAGACATAAAAAATAATGATAAAGAAATGTGGAAGGAAGTAGTGGACCTGGATAATAAATTAAGGAACGCTACGAGAAAACCAGAGGACGAAGTATTTTTACACAAGTCTTATGTACCGTTGGAGGAGGCAGATTTAGATCCATTCAAAGACCAGTTAGATATGTTTAATGATATTTGTGATGAAGGAATGTGTGGCGTATAGATGAAGAAAGATTTTTTACAAAGTCTTATTGATGTTGGAAGTGGTTTTATATTAGCGATACTTATTCAAATAACGGTGTTTCCTTTATTTGGGTTACACCCTAGTTTTTCAGAGAACATAGGTATAGCATTGATTTTTACAGTGGTATCGATTATAAGATCTTCTATATGGAGATGGATTTTTAGAAATGCAAAACTATAATGTTTCAGAGGACGTGCTCCGAGAAATTTTAGCTTTAGAAGAAGCAAAGAGAAAACTTGGAGTTAGAGAACAAACCGAAAAAAGTTTTATGAAGTTTGTTAAACATTGTTACGAAGGGTTTATCGAAGGTTCTCATCATAAGAAAGTGGCAGAGAAATTTGAACAACTGGCCAAGAACCCTGGTTCACGGATCATTATCAATATGCCCCCTAGACATACGAAGTCTGAATTTGCAAGTTACTTATTACCTGCATGGTTAATTGGCAAGAAGCCAGATTTAAAAATTATTCAAACGACACACACCGCAGAGCTTGCGGTACGATTTGGACGTAAGGTAAGAAACCTTATGGAGTTAGAGGTGTACAGAGAAGTATTTCCAGATGTAGAGTTACGTTCAGATTCAAAAGCAGCAGGTCGATGGGAAACAGGTCAAGGTGGTGAATATTATGCAGCGGGAGTTGGAGGAGCGATCACGGGTCGTGGTGCAGATTTATTGATTATTGATGATCCGCACTCGGAACAAGATGCACTTTCAGAAACGGCACTTGAAAATGCGTACGAGTGGTACACTTCTGGTCCAAGACAGAGATTACAACCAGGTGGATCTATAGTGATTGTTATGACACGATGGTCATTAAAAGATTTGACTGGCAAACTGATAAAGGCGCAAGCCGCAGACCCCATGTCCGATAAATGGGACGTCATTGAATTTCCTGCTATCTTGCCGAGTGATAATATTTTGTGGCCAGAATTTTGGAAAAAAGATGAGTTGTTAAAGGTCAAGGCATCATTGTCTTTGAGCAAATGGAATGCGCAGTGGCAACAAAATCCTGTGGCAGCAGAAGGAGCGATTATAAAAAAAGACTGGTGGAACGTATGGGAGAAAGAAGATATTCCTCCTGTTAGTTATATTATGCAAAGTTATGATACGGCGTTTAGTAAAAAAGAGACGGCGGACTATAGTGCTATTACGACATGGGGTGTATTTAAACCAGATGAAGGTGGTTCAGATCATTTGATATTATTAGATGCACAACGTGGACGATGGGATTTTCCTGAATTAAAAAGTAAAGCAAAAGAAGAGTATTCTTATTGGGAGCCTGATATGGTTTTAATTGAAGCAAAAGCTACAGGTACACCGCTCACGGACGAGTTGAGAAATATAGGAATACCTGTGGTAAATTATACACCTAGTAAAGGAAAAGATAAACATACCCGTATGCATATGGTGGCACCGTTATTTGAGTCAGGTAAAGTGTGGGCTCCAATGAAAAGTTTTGCTGAGGAAGTGGTAGATGAAGTGGCGGCATTTCCAAATGGGGACTATGATGATTACGTGGATAGTATGACCATGGCACTTATAAGATATCGTAAAGGGGGATTCATAATACTTGACAATGACGAGCAGGAAGAAGAAGGTATGATAAGTATTAGTCCTCGTCAATTTTATTAGGAGGGATGTATGGCGTTACCATTATTAGGTTCTGCGTTAGGTCTTGTAGGAGACTTAGCAGGGTCATGGATTAAAGGTAAAGTAGACAAACAAAAAGCAGAGACCGAAGCCAAAGTTGCACAAGCTAAAGCAAAAGCAGTAGTGTATGAGAAACAAGCCACTGGCGAATTAGATATGGAAAAATCTCTAACGGAGCAAATGGGTGGTAGCTGGAAAGATGAGGCATGGACAATTTTTTTTATTGTGGTGTTGAGCTGTTGTTTTTTACCTTGGACACAAGGCTACGTTAAAGAAGGTTTTATTTTTCTTGATACTTCTACTCCCGACTGGTTCGCTAATTGTATATACATTTCCATCACTGCTAGTTTTGGTTATAGAATTGGTAAAGCAGGGGTAGGTATGATAAACTCAGTTAAAAAAAATCCAGGTTCACAAACTAAACAAAAAATTGTAAAAAAGAAAGGATAACGTATGGCAGATAAAATAGACCCATCACAAATTGACAAATCAATGCCTGCAATGGGCGAAGAACTTATGGTCGAAGGAGAAGATCAAGAGATAGAAGAAGATGAGGAAGAGTCAGAAGGTGACATTGAAGTCATTGAAGAAGAGGAAGATGGTTCTGTAGTTGTAAATTTTGAAGGAGCTATTCAAAAAGGAATGGCAGAAGAGCATGATGCTAATTTAGCAGAAATGGTAGATGTAAGAGTTTTACAAGATATATCCAGTGATTTAATATCTGATTATGAAGGAGATAAAGAATCCAGAAGCGATTGGGAAAATGCTTACTCCGAAGGATTAGAATTATTAGGTATTAAATATGAAGAAAGAGAAGAACCTTTTAGAGGTTCATCAGGAGTTACACATCCATTAATATCAGAAGCTGTTACACAATTTCAAGCACAGGCTTATAAAGAATTGTTACCATCTGCTGGTCCTGTAAGAACACAAGTTTTAGGAGCGAACACTCCAGAAGTAGAAAATCAAGCACAACGTGTTCAAGACTTTATGAATTATCAGATTGTACATGTAATGGAAGAGTACGATCCTGAATTAGATAGACTGTTATTTTATCTACCCTTATCAGGTAGTGCTTTTAAAAAAGTATATTTTGATGAAACATTAGATAGAGCCGTATCTCGTTTTGTACCTGCGGACGATTTAGTTGTTCCATACAATGCTACTGATTTATATTCTGCTACAAGAGTAACACATGTATTGCGTGTTTCTGGAAATGAGATAAGGATTAATCAATCGACAGGGTTTTACAGAGATGTAGAATTACAACCTTATGAAGAAGAAGATCAAGTTAAAGATAAAGAAAGAGAATTATCAGGAGTAGAAAAAAATTCTACTGATGAAGATTATACATTATTAGAAGTACATACTAATTTAGATCTAGAAGGGTTTGAACATGTTAGTCCATTAGATGGAGAGACTACAGGTATTAAACTTCCTTACATTGTTATACTAGATTTAGAAAGTGGTGAGGTATTATCTATTCGTAGAAATTGGAAAGAAGGAGATGAGTTCTATAAAAAACTTCAGTATTTTTCTCATTATAAATTTTTACCAGGTTTAGGTTTTTACGGTTTTGGACTACTACACATGATTGGTGGACTTGGAAGATCTGCTACTTCTATATTAAGACAATTAATTGATGCGGGTACTTTAGCAAACTTACCTGCTGGATTTAAAGCAAGAGGCATACGAATAAGAGATTCCGATGAACCTCTATCACCAGGAGAGTTTAGAGATATAGATGTGCCCGGAGGCGATTTAAAAAATAGTATTTTACCATTACCTTATAAAGAGCCAAGTGGCACATTAATGCAACTTTTAGGATTTGTAGTAGATGCAGGTCGTAGGTTTGCTTCTATTGCAGATATGCAAACAGGTGAGAATAAACAAAATGCAGCAGTTGGAACTACTCTTGCTTTATTAGAGCGTGGATCAAGAGTGATGTCTGCTATTCACAAAAGAATGCACTATGCACAAAAACAAGAATTTAGGATGTTAGCAAAAGTATTTGGAGAGTCTTTACCTCCTGCATATCCATATAATGTTTTTGGCGCAGAAGCAATGATCAAACAAATGGATTTTGATGACAGAGTAGATGTAATACCTGTATCAGACCCTAACATTTTTTCTATGTCGCAAAGATTATCCCTAGCGCAAACTCAATTACAACTAGCGCAATCCAATCCTCAATTACATAATCTTTATGAAGCGTATAGAAGAATGTACCAGGCTGTTGGAGTGCAAAATATTGAGGCGATACTACCACCGCCTCAGCCTCCTCAGCCTAGTGATCCTGCAATAGAAAACGCAAGAGCGATTGCAGCGCAAAATTTACAAGCATTTCAAGAACAAGATCACGATGCACATATGGCATCTCACATAAGTTTTATGAAAACAGCTGTAGTTGCTAGTAGTCCTCAGATTTTTGCCTTGCTTTTAGCACATATTTGTGAGCATATTGCTTTTAAAGCAAGAGGTGTTGCAATGATGGAAGCTATGACAATGGCACAACAAGCACAACAGGCTGGACAACCCGAACCTATGGTTGATGGTGAAGCAAAAGTTGCCCAGTACATATCTCAATATACTGAGGAAGTACTGGCTCTTTTTGCTCCCCCTGAACAAGGGCCAGACCCACTTGTTGCATTAAGAGAGAAAGAGTTAAACATTCAAGCGATGGACATGCAGAGAAAGTCAATGGAGTTTGATGCTAAATTAGGTTTTGAAGCAGAAAAAGAAGAAGGCAGACAAGACCTTACAAAAGAAAGAATACAGTCTTCAGAAGATATAGCTCAACTAAGAGCGCAAGTTAATCGTGAACGTTTTGAAAATAAAGGAGGCTCGTAATGGGTAATAAAACAAAAAAACAAAAGTTTGATCAAGGGGGTTCTAAAAAAAGTGGGTTATTTCCAGCAGCTTTTGGAAGTGACCCGATAGCACAAATAGACGCTCTTATTAAAGAAGCAAGGAGACTTAAAAAAAATCAAGATAAAGGAAAAAAATATAAAAACCCAAAAGTAGATAAATATAATCAAGGAGGAAGTAACATGGGCAAAAAGAAAATGAAAAACGGTGGTGGTATAAAAGAAGCAATATCAAATTTTTTTGGTAGTGGTACAAAGCCAGTGCTTGAACCTGGTAAAGGTGCTCGTCCAAAAGGTTCACCTGAACCAACTGTGTTTAAAAGTAAAAAAAATAAAAAACCTGATGCAAATAAAAAAACAGATAATCCTTTTAAAGCAAAAAATAAAAGTAATGCAAAAGTAGGACAAAAATTTGGATTTGAAAAAGTAAAAACAAAAAACTCTACTACAAAAAATAAAGTTTTTCCTAATACAAAAGGAAAAGATTATACAATAAAGAAAAATGATACTTTATCAGGTATAGCTAAATCACAAGGAACAACTGTTGCTGCTATTATGGCAGCTAATAAAGGTATTAAAAACCCAAATAATATTAGAGCAGGAGCAGGTTTAGTTATTCCTGGAGGTGGTAAAACTAAAGTTAAGAGTAATACTAAAACTAATAAAACTAATAAAAAAAGCAATGTTCCAACAATCTTTAAGAAAAAAAATGATAACAAAAGTCCTTTAAGTAAATTTACTAAACCAGTAGTAGTAAAATCTAGAAAATTTGGTGATGAAAGTAAAATTACAAAAAATACTGATATGAGTAAAACCAAAGTTATTAGTACGCAAAATAAAAAGAAAAATAATAAGATAAAAAATATTACAGTCACACCTAAAAAGAAAAAAAATGAGATTAGTGACGATACTTTTATTACCAATAGAAAAAAAGGTGGAGTTAAAGTAAAAATGAATAGAGGGGGAACCTTTAAAGGTATTTTTTAATGGCAGTAAGTTACAGAGGAGAAAAATTTTCTGGTTATAACAAACCAAAAAGAACTCCGGGCAAAAAGAAAAAATTTGCTGTACTTGCTAAAGTAGGTGACAAAGTAAGGCTAATAAGATATGGTGACCCAAATATGAAGATAAAAGTTAACATACCTAAGAGAAGAAAAAGCTTTAGAGCGAGACATAAATGTGATACCGCTCCTCCTGCTAAATTAACTGCAAGATATTGGAGTTGTAAAAAATGGTAAGAAAAGGTGGTATTAGATCTCAAATGTCTAAACAAATGGGTATGTCAAAAAGCAAAGCAGACGACCTTTTACAAAAAGGCAAACAAATGAACGATGCACAAGGTTTTAATAAAGGAGGAACTAGCATGGCTAAACAATTTCCAGACTTAACAGGAGACGGTCAAACAACCCAAGCAGATATTCTCAAAGGAAGAGGAGTTTTTGCTCATGGTGGTACTATGACTGTTATAATTGGAACAGATGTTTCACGTGAAACATCTAATTATGTTGAAAAAATAACACCTGGTCCAAAAGATGTAAAAGTAAACATGAATAGTAAAGTGAGAAACCAAGAAATTAAAGGTACTCCATCTGTTCAAGTAAAAGGAAGAAGATTTTCTGGAGTTTATTAATGAGTTCTATAAATTTTGCTTATTCTTTTTTAAAAAGAATACAACAAAGAATAGAATTAACAAAAGAAACTATTTTATCAGGTTCTTTTAAAACGATGGAAGATTACAAACACATAACTGGAGAGCTAAAAGGTCTTCAGTTTGCAGAAAGAGAAATAAAGGAACAATTAGAAAGCAAGGAGAATGACGATGAGTAAAACACTATATGTGCCAGAACATATTGCGAATAAAGATAAGAAAGAAAAAAAGGTTAATGTAGAACCTTTATACAGACCAAAGGATACTAAAGTTCTTGATCCTGGTTTAATTAAGAAAAATTTAAAAGAAAGACTTCCTCAACCTACAGGTTGGAGAATATTGGTAATGCCTTATATGGGTAAAGCCACTACAGACTCAGGTATTTACATTCCTGATACTGTCAGAGAGCGTGAGCAACTAGCAACAGTAGTAGCTTATGTTTTAAGAGTTGGACCTTTAGCGTATAAAGATCCAAATAAGTTTGGGCCAGAATCTACTTCTTGGTGTCAAGAAGGTCAATGGGTTTGTATTGGTCGTTACGCAGGATCTCGTTTTAAAATAGACGGCGGTGAAGTTAGAATTATTAATGATGACGAAGTAATTGCTACTATATTAGAACCAGATGATATTAAACACGTTTAAACAGAAAGAATAAAGCAACTTCATGGAGATAAAGAGACATGCAACAAGAACAAAAATTAGAACAAGAAAATATTGAACAAGAAACGGTAGAAGTTGAATTAGAAGATAAAAAAAACGATACCGAAACACAAGAGCCTGAAGAAAAAGTAGAAACAAAAAGTAAAGATGAGTTAGAAGACTACAGTTCAGGTGTTAAAAATAGAATTGATAAACTTACTAGAAAAATGCGTGAAGAAGAGCGTCAAAAAGAAAGCGCTATTCAATTTGCCGAGAATGTTAAAAAAGAAAATGAAACTTTAAAGACTAGATTAACTAATCTTGATAAAGGATATCAAGAAGAATTTGGTTCAAGAGTCGATTCTCAGTTACAAGCGGCAAAAAGATCTTTAAAAGATGCACATGACTCAGGAGATACAGATAAAATAGTAGAAGCTCAAGAAAGTTTAGCTACTTTAACTGTTGAAAAGTCAAAATTAAAGAAACCAATTGTTAAAGAAGAGGCAGAAACACCGAATCAAGCACCAGTTTCTCCAATTCCTGCCCAACAACCTCAACAACCTGCTCAAAATGCACGTCCAGATCCAAAAGCAGAGGCTTGGGCTAACAAAAACGACTGGTTTGGGCAAGATGAAGTTATGACATATGCATCATTTGGCATTCATAGACGTTTAGTTGAGGATGAAGGGTTTGACCCCACATCAGATGAGTACTATAGTGAACTCGATAAACGAATAGCTTCTGAGTTCCCTCATAAAGTAGGACAGAAGCAAACGGGAGGAAGTCAAAAGGTAGTTTCGGCTACTTCTTCTAAATCCCGCAACAAAGGGGGTAAAAAAACAGTGAGACTATCCGCCTCTCAAGTTGCAATGGCAAAACGATTAGGTGTTCCCGTAGAGGAATACGCAAAATATGTTAGACAGGAGGCTTAAATGAATAGTCAAACAAATAAAAACACAAGAACATCTAGGGAAGCACAATCTCGTGATAATAACGTAAGAAGAGCTCCTTGGAAGCCACCATCCATGTTGGATGCGCCTAAACCACCTGAAGGTTATGTACATAGGTGGATAAGAACTGAAGTTATGGGTTTTGATGATCGAAAAAATGTTTCAGCTAAAGGAAGAGAAGGCTGGGAATTAGTTCGTAAAGATGAATACCCTGACTTCGAAGTACCTTCCATTGAAGATGGAAAGCATGCTGGAATTATTGGTGTTGGAGGTTTACTTTTAGCACGTATACCAGTAGAAACCGTTGAAGAACGCTCAAGATACTTTCGAGATCAGTCTCGCAATCAGATGCAAGCAGTTGATAATGATTTAGCTCGTGAAGAGCACCCTGCGATGCCTATACACAAGGCAGAAAGACAAAGTCGTGTAAGTTTTGGTGGTTCTCGCAAAAGTGAGAGCTAAATTTTAATTATTTAGGAGATAAAGAATGGCAAATTCTAATGGAGCGTTTGGATTAAGACCAATAAAAAAATTAGGTCAAAATACAAACAGCACTGGTACAACAGAATATAGAATAGCCGCAGGAAACACTAATAAACTGTATCAAGGACAAGCAGTTATTCCTTTAGCTACAGGTTTTATCGATCAGTTGCAAGCAGCAGCAGGCGGTAATGTTCCTATGTTAGGTGTTTTTTATGGTTGTGAATATGTTTCAAGTACTAGTGGAGAAACTATTTTCTCAAACACTTGGCAAGGGGCAGGAGCGGATACTAATCATCCAGTAAAAGCTTTTGTATATGACGACCCAAGTCAACTTTTTGTTATCGCTGGTGATGCTGGTGGAACAAGTTTTGATACTGAAGCAGAAATAAGAGCAGGAGTATTTTCTAATGTTCAATTCGCTAGTGGTAATAGTGGAAGTGATACAACTGGTATGTCTTCTGCTGTTGCAGACTTGAGCACTATTGCTACTACTGCAACTTTTCCTTTGCGTATTTTGGGTATTCAGGATGATCCTGAAAACTCCGATTTTACTGTAGCAGGTATTCCTTTGATTGTGCGTATTAACGCTCACTTCAATGCACCTGTAAGTACTTTCGATTCGCAATCAAACGCTAACTCAGCTGGTATATAAGGAGATTAAACTATGGCGATATCTAGAGCCCAATTAGCTAAAGAGCTAGAACCTGGTCTTAATGCCTTATTTGGCCTTGAGTACCAAAGATACGAACAAGAGCACACTGAAATATTTGACAAAGAAAATTCTGAGAGAGCTTTCGAAGAAGAAGTAATGTTAAGTGGTTTTGGTTCTGCTCCTGTAAAAAGTGAAGGTGCAGCAGTTGCATTTGACGATGCAAATGAAGCTTATACTGCAAGGTATAACCATGAAACTATTGCTTTAGCTTTTTCAATAACTGAAGAAGCAATTGAAGATAATCTATATGATAGATTAGCTACAAGATACACTAAAGCATTAGCTAGAAGCATGGCTAATACTAAACAGGTTAAAGCAGCATCTGTTTTAAACAACGCATTTGACGCTACAATAACAGGTGGTGACGGTGTTTCTTTATGTAATGGCTCACACCCATTAACAAACGGTAGCACTTTTAGAAACCAACCTACTACTGCAGCTGATTTAAATGAAACAAGCTTAGAAAATGCCTTAATTGACATTTCTGGTTTTGTTGATGAGCGTGGTTTAAGAGTTTCTGTTCGTGGTTTAAAACTAATAATTCCATCAAATCTACAATTTATAGCTGATAGAATATTAGAGTCCACATTAAGACCAGGGACTGCTGACAATGACGTTAACGCAATGAAGAACATGGGAATGCTTCCTGAAGGTTATACTGTCAACCACTATTTATTAGACACTGATGCATTTTTTATTAAGACAGATGCACCAAGAGGTTTCGTTCAGTTTGAAAGAATGCCTATGTCTACTAAGATGGAAGGTGACTTTGACACAGGAAATATGAGATTTAAAGCAAGAGAGAGATACTCTTTTGGTTTCTCAGACCCAAGATGTGTTTACGGCTCACAAGGAGCTTAATCTAGGATTTAACTTGCCCTATGGACTGACCTAGCAGACGCTTATACGACCATAGGGCAAAAAACTTTATAAGAGGTAAAAAATTATGGCAACAACAACTTTTAACGGTCCAGTCAGATCTGAAAACGGATTTGAAACTGTTTCAAAAAATGCAACTACTGGTGCAATAACTGTAACTAGTGGTAGTAAAATGGCAAGTGAAGCTGCTGGAGGTGCTGGTATTGAAGGCACAGCAGCAGTGTATATTACGCAAGTAGAAAGACTTAAAAGCGATACAACTACTAATGTTAATATAGTAAAAACAACTATTATGATAGATTTAACAGGATTAAATTCTGGTGGAACTGCTGGTGACATTATCGGTAAAGATGGTTCAGGTGTAGCATATATAGGTCAAATAACAACAGCAAACCAAGGAACAGTTTTTGGTGTAACTATGGAATGTTTTGAAACACCTACTACTGGTGAAGATGACATTGATATATATGTTGCAACAGAAGCTACTGGTGTTGAAGACACAGCTATTGGTGACTTAACAGAAAATCAATTAGTAAATGGTGGTGCACAGGCAGTGGGGGGTAGAGCTACTAACGTAACTACTTTACCGACAACCGCAGATCAATATTTATATTTAGTTGGTCAAGGAACAACAGCTGGCACTTATGATGCAGGTAAACTTTTAATTACAATACTTGGTTACGATGTAGCTAGTTAATAGGAGAATATAATGGCCGATACAAATACTAATACCACTATTATAGATGGTGATAAAAAAGTTGTTCAGTCATTTGTTCATACTTATGTGGATACTGGTGAGGGCACTGCCGTCAAAAAAATTGATGTTAGTGCTCTTGCTACAAACACAAGAGGTCAAGCTTGTACAAATGTAAGAATAACGAGAATATGGTTTTCAACTCACGGTTTAACTGTAAAAATATTAGGTAATGCTAGTACCAATGTTTTATTACTTGAGTTACCTACAAATTATCAAGGTGATTTAGACTTCACTAGTTTTGGTGGTATACCTAATACTGCTAAAGGAACTACTGGTGCAGATGGAGATATTTATTTTTCAACTCACGGTGAAGGATCTAATGATACATATACAGTTATTATTGAAGCTATAAAGGAGTACTAATGACTACATCAGGAAGTTCAGATTTTAATCTGGATATGGCAGAAGTTGCAGAAGAGGCTTTTGAAAGATGTGGGTTAGAGTTAAGAACAGGTTATGACGCTAAAACTGCCCGGAGATCTTTAAATCTTTTATTTGCTGAATGGGCAAATAGAGGTTTAAATCTTTGGACGGTAGAAGAAATAACTCAAAGTTTAGCTTATTTATCTTCTAGTTCTTCTGTAGCTACCTATCCAATAGGAACTATAACTATGACTGTAGCGGCTTCTGCTAATTTTACAGTAGGAGAAACTATTACAGGAGGAACTTCAGGAGCTACTGCTAGTATTATAACAAAACCTACTGCTACCTCTATGACTATTACTATTCCTGTAGGAACTTTTTCAGCTACTGAAACTTTAACTGGATCTAGTAGTGGAGCAACAACAACTCTTTCTTCTGCGGTATCTTTAGCAGATGCGCAGTCAACAGTAGATGTTTTAGAAGTGGCAATTAGAAGAAGTGGTGCAGATACAGTTACTACTAGATTAAGTAGAGGAGATTATTTAGCTATATCAGATAAAGATTCTCAAGGAAGACCTACTCAATTTTATATAGATAGACAAATAACTCCTACTATGACTGTTTGGCCTTCTCCTGAAAATTCTACCGATCAACTTATTTATTATAGAGTAAGAAGAATACAGGATGCAGATTCTTCAGTAGATACAGGAGATATTCCTTTTCGTTTTTTACCTTGTTTAGTAGCAGGATTATCTTATTATATAGCTGTAAAAAGAGCCCCTAATAGAATAGGTGTTTTAAAAGATATTTATGAAGAAGAGTTTCAAAGAGCCGCTTCCGAAGACGGAGAAAGAGCAGGTCTTAGATTAGTTCCTTCTTACTCATCATTAAGGGTAATTTAAATGGCTAGGTATGCATCAGGTAAATTTGCTTTAGGAATATCTGATAGATCAGGCAGATCTTATAAAGTTAAAAATATGATACAAGAATGGAATGGTCTTTTTGTAGGAAAAGATGAATATGAGCCTAAACAACCACAAATACAACCAAGAAAAGTAAAGCCTGATCCAGAAGCTCTACGTATTAGTAGAACAGACAGAAAAGAACCCCCATCTCAAGTTATTTTAAACCCTAATTCTTTTACATCAGGTGATGCAGGGTCTAATATAATTACTGTTTTAGAACCTGGTCATAATAAAGTTACAGGAGATATTGTTCGTTTTAGAATATGTGATGCTTTCGATGGTTTTACTAAATCTATGTTAGAAACAAACACAGGATTTGCCGTTACTGTTATAGCTCCTACAGGTACATTAGTAACATCTAACTCATATACATTTGTAGCTACTGGTGGAGAAACTGCTACTATAGGAAGTATATCAGGTGGTGGAGTAAAAGCTACCGCAGGACCTGTTGACGATCCACATTTAACAAGTTATCCTATAGGTTAATAAAATGGCATATACATTTACAACATTAAAAACAGCTATACAAGATTATACGCAAAATACAGAAACAACTTTTGTTTCCCAATTATCTAGATTTATTATTAATGCAGAAGAAAGAATATTAAAAGAATGCGAATTACCTTTTTTCAGAAAGTATGTATCAGGACAAACAACTAATGGAAACAAATTTCTTAGTAAACCTCTTAATGATTTTTTATCGCCTTTTTCATTAAGTGTAGTAAACGATTCAAAAAATGAATTTTTATTATATAAACATGTAACATTTTTACAAGATTACACTCCTAATCCAGCTACAACTGGTGTTCCTTTGTATTACGCTAATTGGGACGAATCTAGTTTTATATTAGCTCCTACTCCTAGTGCTAGTTTTAATATGGAACTACATTATTTTTATAGACCAACTTCAATTACTTCTACAACTGATGGAACATCTTGGTTAGGAACTAATGCTGAATTAGCTCTTTTATATGGTTCTTTAGTTGAAGCGTATACATTTATGAAAGGTGAAGCAGATATGTTACAGTTGTATAATGCAAGATATGCAGAAGCCTTAAAATGGTTAAAAAATCTTGGAGAAGGAAGAGATACAAGAGATTCTTACAGATATGATAACCTTAGAAGGGATATAGCTTAATGTTAGATAATAAAAGTTCTAGTGAATTAGGACCTGTAAATGTTTACACATCTAATAATAGAGGTCATAGCCCTGAAGAAATAGCTGAAATGGCTTTAAATAAAATAATGATGGTTAGCGATAGTGCGCCTCCTGTCATACGAGATCAAGCTATTGCTCATAAAAATAGGTTGAAAGAAGTTCTTATTTTTTATATGAATAAGATGGCTCAAAGTGAAAGAACAACAATTTGGGCATTAATGAAGAAACAAGGTCAAGAAGACATGGCTGAAATTATAAGGAGGTTATAAATGGCTATTAATCAAGCAATGTGTGGAAGTTTTAAAAAAGAAATATTAGCAGGTGTTCATAGATGGACAACATCTTCTCGTGGAGATGGTTCTTCTATTTCAGCAGACAATTTTTATGTAGCAATGTTTACATCAAGTAGATCAGATGCTAATGAAGATTTAACAGGGTATACAAATACTAATGAAGTTAGTGGAACTAATTATACCGCAGGAGGTCAAGTTTTAGGAAGTGTAACTATTGGATTAACAGATAACTCATCTTCTGTTCCTACTGCTTTTTTAGATTTTGCAGACACTACTTTTTCATCATCTACTATTAGTAATGCAAGAGTTGCAGTTATATATAATCATTCACTAACAAATGCAGGTACTGCTGGAACAGTTACTCATGCGGCTAAACCATCAGTTGCTGTTTTAGATTTTGGAAGTAATAAATCCTCTAGTTCTGGAGATTTTACTATTCAATATCCTGCTAATGATGCAAATAACGCGGTTATTAGAATAGCTTAGTATGTCTCATTTTACTTACACCGTTACCGTTGTAAGTACAGGTGGCGGTAATAAATACGCTATAAATGGTAATCAACAAGCTAGTTTAAACTTATTTGAGGGAGCAACTTATAAGTTTGATCAGTCTGATAACTCTAATAGTAGTCATCCATTTAGGTTTTCAACTACTGATGATGGAACGCATAGTGGTGGATCTCAATACACTACTAATGTAACTACATCAGGAACTCCAGGAAATTCAGGTGCATATACTCAAATAACAGTAGCTGCTTCAGCTCCCGATCTTTATTATTATTGTACGAATCACTCTGGTATGGGTGGTGTTGCTACAACAACAGGAACAATTTTATCTGGGTGGGGGCGATCTACATTTAATGCAGGTCCGTGGGGAGAAGGCACTTTTGCAGTAGCTGTATCTGAAACAGGCGTTGTTGCTGCTTCTACAATTAGTAGTGCAACTGTAACTGCTGTTCAATCTATTACAGTTAGTGCTACAGGAGTATCTGCTACAACAGATATTGGTAATCAAGGATGGGGTAGATCAACTTGGAGCAGTGGCGGATGGGGCTCACCTATTTTTGGAACTGTTGTTGAAGGTACTGGTATTACAGTTAGTGAGACAGGAGTGCAAGCCGCAAGCACCATATCTAACGTTTCTATACAAGAAGGTGGTGGTATAACTGTTGGAATTAGTGCAGGAGTTCAAGCTTCAAGTGCTATTAATGATATTATAATACCTCAAGCTCTTATTTTTGCTACAGGAGTACAAGCATCAATAACACTTAGTGATATTGATGTAGGGTTAGGTTTTGGAGTGACAGGAGTACAAGCTTCAAGTACTATTGGTAGTGAAACAATAGTAGAAGGAACAGGCGTTACTGTTTCAGCAACAGGAGTAGTTACTGCAAGCACTATTGGTAGTGAAACAGTAGTAGAAGGAACAGGTATTACTGTGACAGCAACTGGCGTATCCGTTACATCCCATATTGCAAGCGTAGGTTTTTCTGCTGTAATAATAGTAACAGGTGTTAGCGCAAATGGTTTAATAAGCACTGTAACTGTGTGGCAGGAAATAGATACTTCACAATCACCTAATTGGGTAGAAATAGCAGCATAGGAGAATAAAATATGGCATCATCGTTTACAACAAGTTTTGGAATAGAAAAAATAACAACAGGTGAGCAGTCAGGCTCCTGGGGCACAACAACAAATTACAATATAGATATTCTAGATAGAATAGCTTCTTACAAATCAGTAGCATTATCTGATGCATCTACAGCAACATTAACAGTTAGAGCAGGATCTCCAACTGATGGAGGAAATAATGTTCAAGATGGAATGTATAGAATAATAAAGTTTACAGGAACTTTAAGTCAAAACTGTACAATAACTATAGCTCCTGCCACTACTACTTCTTATTTTGTTTTTCAAAATGCTACAAGTGGTGGATACAGTATTATTATGAAACAAGGATCTGGAGCAGCTACAGTCACTATACCAACTACTAAATCAAACATGGTTTATTGTGATGGTAGTGATGAAGTTATATCTGTTTCTGCTTTATTTGAGTTTGGTTCTATGAGTTCATTTACATTAGCTGGTACTTCTGGAGCCAATCAAACAATATCTGATAGTAATACATTAACCATTGCTGCAGGAGAAGGTATTACAACAACTGGTGGCAGTACAGATACAGTAACAGTGGCAGGAGAAGATGCTACTACTTCTAATAAAGGCATAGCTTCTTTTACTAGTTCAGATTTTAGTGTATCAAGTGGAGCAGTATCTTTAGCTAGTACAATTAAAAAAGCTGGTAAAGAAACTATATGGGTTCCAGCAGTTGCTATGTATCCTAATACAACAAATGGTGCAGAAGCAGCTCAAGTAGAATTAAGTAATGGACCAGAGATAAAGGTCTTAGACTTTGATGCTAGTTCAGATGAAAATGCGCAATTTGCAGTAGCTTTTCCTAAATCATGGAATGAAGGCACTGTTACTTTTCAAGCATTTTTTACAGTTACAGGAACAAATACAGGTACAGTAGCTTGGGGTTTATCTGGTGTAGCAATTTCAGATAATGACTCTTGCAACACAGCATTTGGAACTAACGTAGTTGCAACTGCTAAAGCACATAGTGGAACATCAAATGATTTAGATGTTGCCGCAGAAAGTGGAGCTGTAACTATAGCTGGTTCACCAGCAGCAAATGATCAAGTATTCTTTCAAGTAATGAGAGATGTTTCTGCTGATGACCAATCAGGAGACGCTAGATTATTAGGAATTAAATTATTCTTTACAACTGATGCAGCAAATGACGCATAAGGTTTAATATGACAAGTTTTGGATATAATGTATTAGGTTTTGGCTCTGGTGGTGGAGGAGATGCAACAGGACCATATGATATTGAAACATTAGTTATTGCTGGTGGAGGTGGAGGTACTACATCTTCTGGTGGTAATGGTTGGGGTTCTGGTGGAGGAGGAGCAGGTGGTTTACTTGCAGCTACTGGTTTAGAAGTTTCTCCAACTACAGGATACACAGTTACAGTAGGTGCTGGAGCTTCACCTGCGTCTACTGGACAAAATGGTTCTAACTCAGTTTTATCAGGAGGTTCAATAACAACTCAAACTGCAATAGGTGGTGGTGGTGCTGGTGGTAAACAATCAGGTCATCAGTCTGGTAAAGATGGAGGTTCAGGAGGTGGAGGAAACCGAAATGGGTCTAATACTGGTGGTTCTGGAACTTCAGGACAAGGAAATGATGGTGGTTCTCCTCAAAGAAGTTCTTATCAAGATAATGACAGAGGTTCAGGAGGAGGTGGTGCTGGTTCTGCTGGTGTAGATGCTAAAGATGGGGGTCAAGGTGGTACAGGTAGTAATGCTTATTCAGCTTGGGCGACTGCAACATCTTCAGGAGATAATGGATATTATGCTTCAGGAGGTGGTGGAGGTAGAGGAGATGCTGTAGCTGGTGCTACTGCTTCTGATGGAGGTGGTGGTAATGGTGCTGGTACTAGTGGCACTTCAGGTAATACAGGTGCAGATGGTTCAGCAAATACTGGAGGTGGTGCTGGAGGTGGTGGTTCATCACCGGGTGCATCAGGAAATGGTGGGTCTGGTGGCTCTGGTATAGTTATTATTAGATATAGTGGAGTTCAAAGAGGAACAGGAGGAACAGTAGCTTCAAGTGGAGGTTACACTTATCATAAATTTACATCATCAGGGACATTTACAGCATAATGGCACATTTCGCAAAATTAGATGAAAATAATATCGTTATAAGTGTTTTGGTAATAGCAGATAGTGATGCACCTACTGAAGCAGAAGGTGAAATATTTTGTAAAAATTTATTTAAGGTTACAAATACTTTTAAACAAACATCTTACAACACACATCAAGGAGTACATTTATTAGGTGGAACACCTTTTAGAAAAAACTTTGCTGGTGAAGGTTTTACATATGATTCTAGTAAAGATGCTTTCATACCTCCAAAACCTTTTAATAGCTGGACATTGAATGAAGATACTTGTCAATGGGAAGCACCAGTTGCATATCCAGATGACGGAAAAAGTTATGTATGGAAAGAAGATACCCAAACATGGATATTATTTTATGGAAAAGTATTATTTGATGCAAAAAGTACATGAAAAATAAAATAAAAAAAATTTATCAAAAAATTAAAGCAAGATTGTTTGGTAAACTATGTGAATGTAAGCCTAAAAAAAAGGGTAGACCAAAAAAAAGGGGATAAAAGTGCCGTTAAAAAAAATACCTTTTAAACCTGGGGTAAATAAAGAAACAACATCATATGCTAATGAATTTGGATGGTTTGATTCCAATTTAATACGATTTAGAAAAGGACGTCCTGAAAAATTAGGAGGTTGGTCTAGATTAAGTAGTAATACTTATGATGGAATTGCTAGATCATTACATACTTGGGCAGCTTTAGATGGCTCAAAATTTATGGGTGTAGGAACTGAAGCTAAGTTTTATATAGAACAAGGTGGAGGTTATAACGATATTACTCCTATTCGATCTACTGTTACTTTAGGAGCTAATCCTTTTTATACTGGTGATACGGGAACAAGTAATTTAACTGTTACTCATTTAAGTCATGGTGCCGTTGTAAATGATTATGTTACTTACAGTGGAGCAACTGCTGTTGATGGAATTACCGCCGCACAAATTAATATAGAACATCAAATAATACAAATTATAGATTCAAATTCTTATGTAATAACTACAACAGGAAGTGCATCTTCTGGTTCTACCGCAGGTGGAGGATCTGCTGTTTTAGCTCAATATCAAATTAATACAGGTCTGGGAACTGTTGTTTCTGGAACAGGTTGGGGAGCAGGTTTTTGGAGTGGAGTTATATCAAGTTATTCTGCTACTACTTTATCTTCAGGTATAAACAACTCTGTTACTTCTATACCTTTAACTAGTGCAACTAATTTTGAAACTGCCTCTACAACCACAAACGGAGCATTAGATGTATATAGTACAAGTATAACTGTAGTTGATGCTTCTTCTTTACCAGACATAGGAACAGTAAAAATAAATAGTGAATATATTAGATACGGCACAAAAACAGGAAATGTTTTAGGAAGTTTAACAAGAGCTTCTGATGGGTCTACTATTGCAGCACATACCAGTGGAGATTCTGTTACTTTTGTAGGTTTAATATTAATAAACGATGAGTTAATATTATATACAGGAAAATCTACAAATACTATTGATGCAGGTGTAGTAAGAGGAGTTAGAGGTACAACTGCTGTAGCACATAGCAGTGGAGATTCTGTAAAAGAAGCAAACAGTTTTGTTAGTTGGGGAGAAGGAGCTCTAACTACTGCGTCTACAGGACAAAATATTCGTTTATGGGAACAAGATAATTGGGGAGAAGATTTAATATTTAATGTGTTTGACGGAACTCCTTATTATTGGGACAAAACATTAGGTACTTCTTCTAGAGCTTCTAGTTTAGCAGCACAATCAGGTGCTTCTGACTGTCCTACTATTACCAGACAAGTAATGATATCAGGATCTGATAGACATGTTATAGCTTTTGCATGTAATCCAAAAGGAGAAACAGAACAAGATTTATTACAAGTACGATGGTCTGATCAAGAAAACCCTGTAGACTGGACACCTACTGCGACGAATACCGCAGGTGGACAAAGAATATCATCAGGATCAGAAATTATTACTGCTGAAAAAGGCAGGTCAGAAATATTAATTTTTACAGATACCAATTTGCATTCTATGCGTTTTGTAGGCCCACCATTTACATTTAGTTTTACGCTATTAGCTAGTAACGTTTCTATTGTAGGCCCTAATGCAGTAACTTCTGTTGGAGATAGAATTTTTTGGATGGATAGAGAAAACTTCTATGTATATACAGGAAAGCTACAAGTTATTCCGTGTACGGTTTTACGATATGTTTTTGATGATTTAAACCTTAGTCAAAACTTTAAATTTTTTGCCGCATCAAATAAAATGTTTGATGAAGTTTTTTGGTTTTATGTATCTAGCGAATCAACAGAAATAGATAGATATGTAAAATATAATTATACAGAAGGAACTTGGGATATAGGTAATATTTCAAGAACTGCTTGGGTAGATAGAGGCATTTACGATAACCCAAGAGGGTCTAGTACTGTAAACAATACACAGTTTATTTATGTACATGAAACAGGTAATAATGATGATGGTTCTCCTATGGATAGTTTTATAGAGTCTTCTGATTTTGATTTAGGAGATGGTAATGAATTTATGTTTGTTAATCGTTTAATACCTGATGTTTCTTTAAACAGTGCTACTTCTTCTATTCAATATATTTTTAAAACAAGAAATTTTCCAGGTCAAGATTTAACGACAAACTCTACTAATACAGTTACACCTAGTACAGACCAATCTTTTTTAAGAGCACGTTCAAGACAAGCGGTAGTTAGAATAGAGAGTAATACAGCAGATGTTGCTTGGACATTAGGTGATTTACGATTAGATATTAGAAAGGATGGTAGAAGGTAATGGCTAGATTATTAGAACAAAGTTTTGCAGACGCTCCAGACGATTATGATGCAATAACTTTTCAAAGAATATTAAGAGATATTGAAATGGCTTTAAGTAAAAAAGACTTTCCACAAGAAATAGAAAGTTTAGATGGATCTAGAGCAATAACCTGGTTTATGAGTTAGATATGGCAAATTCTTTTAAAAATGTAGCAATAATACCTAGTAGTACATCAGATACCACAATATATACGTGTCCTACAGCAACACAAGCTATTGTAAAAAATGTAAATTTGTATAATAATCATAGTGGTAATGTAGATGTTATTGTAAGTATAAGAGATAGCTCTGCATCTACAACAGCCATCATAGATAAAACTACGATGTCTGCCGCTGGAGAAACGTCCCTCACTGCTCCGTTTGTTTTGGAAGAAAGTGATACGCTCATATTAAATTGTGCAACAGCAGATGTTATTAACACATTTGTAAGTATTTTGGAGGTATCATAATGGATCAACAAGTAGCTAAGTATTCAGGAGAACCTACCGTAGAGTCTCTTGCTTCTGGTTTAGCAACCTTAGGAAGATATGGAGATACTTACATGGTACACGCCGCTGAAGGTGAAACTGTTATACCAGCAGAAATACTTGAAGCTAATCCAGAATTAAAAAGTCAATTATTTAGTCAAATGAAAATGATGGGTATTAAAGACCCAGATAGATATGTTGTTGGTAATGGGTTAAACTCTATAAATCCTATTACAGGACAACCAGAATTTTTCTTTAAAAAAGCATTTAGATCTATTAAAAAAGTATTTAAAAAAGTAGCACCAGTTATTGTACCAATAGTTGGTAATATGATTGCTCCGGGCATAGGTGGTCCGATAGCTTCTGCCTTAATGACTAAGATGCAAGGTGGTTCAATGTCCGATGCTTTTAGAAGCGCGGCTATGGCGTATGCAGGTCAAGCTGTAGCAGGGGGAGCATCAAAAGCTTTTTCACAAGGCTCATCAATGGGGTACGGTAAATCATTTTTAGAAGGTTTAAAAAGCGGTGCATTACAACCTATTGAAGCAGCAGGTAATTTATTTAGTGGTGGACCATCAAACCCATTAGCGCAAGGTATTTTTGGCCCAAGAGGTGCAAACTTGCTATTTAGAGAAAGCGCAAAAGAGCTAGGTAAAAATAAATTTGCAAGTATTGGCTCTGCATTGTTTCCTGCTTATCAAGGTTCCTCTGCTAATTATGGAGTTAACACCGCAAACCAATCATATGGAGGTAAACCTGACCCTAGAGCTCAAGGTAATTATACTGAAACAGGTACAGGAAGTACGGTACAACAAGCTCCAGGAAGTTCGGCAGACATAGCGCAAGCAAACGCAAATCAAAAAGTATTAGATAATATTGGTTATACAGGAGATCCTAGTTTAACTAATGTTGGACCAGCAGGATCAACAGGAGGAGCCGAAAGTGGTATTTTCTCAAGTGGCATAGGAAAAGTTGCTAAAGATGTAGCGACAAGTAATTTAGGAATAGCAGGTTTAACTGCCGCAGGTGTGTATTTGTTAACACCTGACGAAGAACTACCTGAAGAAGATTTAGGAAAACTAAGTGATCCTCAAAGAACAGCATACGATAAATATTTAGGAATGAGTGATAAAAGCAGTCCAGAAGCGTTATCTTTAAGAAGACAAGCAGGTATCTTTTCTCCTTATCAAGATAGACCTCAAGATTTAGCTAATATATCAGGTATATCTTTAGATGAAGCTAAAAATTATTTATCTAAATTTGCAGGTGGTGGAGAAGTTATTGGACCAGGAACAGGCACCTCTGATGATATAAACGCTAAACTATCTGATGGTGAATTTGTTATGACTGCTCAAGCAGTACGAAACGCAGGTGGTGGAAACAGAGATTTAGGAGCAGCAAGAATGTATGATTTAATGACAAGATTTGAAGGAGGCCCTGCGTATGGCTGAAGTAACTAAATCAGAGAGTATAGTAAGACAAGCCCCCTTTCTTGAGGATTATCAAAGAAAATTATTAGACCAAGCAATGGCTAGAGGGGAAACAGCAATCGATGTTCCCGATATACAAGTAGCAGGTCAAGATCCTTTAACTGCCCAAGCTATACAAACTGGTTCAGGTATTGGTTCTTTTATGCCTTATTTTAATCAAGGCGCAGGAACAATTAATGAAGGATTAGCAACATTAAAATCTCAAGCAACAGGTGTTCCAGGATTATTACAAGAAGCAGCAGCTACTGCAAGAGGAGCAGATCAATTACCAACACAAGAAAATATACAACCCTTAATGGACCCGTATCAAAATCTTGTTACACAAAATGCTACCGCTGAATTAGCTAGACAAGCGGATATAGAAAGAAATAAACTACTTGCTCAACAATCAGGTATAGGTGCTCTTGGTGGAGATAGAGGACAATTGCAGTTAGCAGAGTTACAAAGAAACTTAACTGATATGCAAAGCAGACGTATTTATGAAGATATGTCTAAGAACTTTCAACAAGCACAAAATGCATTTCAGAACCAACAAGCAAGACAACAAAATGTTAGCCAATTGTTAACAGGTATTGGACAGACTACAGGTCAAGAAGCACAAAGACTTGGTCAAGGTATTGGTGCATTTGGTGAAGCACAAAAATCATTAGCAGGCACAGGTCAAACATTAACACAACAACAAACACAGTTGTTATCTGGCCTTGGTAATTTAAATCAACAACAAGCACAAATGGAATTAGATGCAGCTAGACAGTCTGAGTTACAACAGGCTTATGAACCATATCAAAGAATTGGTTTTACAAGTGATATCTTTAAACCTCAAATAGGTTCTGCTTCTTCTACTTTAGGATCAACTGTTGCTCCGTCACCTAGTCCATTATCACAGGCTATTGGTGCAGGAACCGTGGCCCTTGGTGCCTTAAAAACTTTTGGTAATCCGTTTGATTCTATATTTAAATCGAGTGCAGAATGAGAAAACCAGTACGTTCAGTAGTAGCAAATAGAAAATATTTCCAAGGTGGAGGTCTTACTAAAAACACTAACCCTATGGCTGTAAGTCAACCATCAGGTATTATGGCTTCTTCGCAACCACTAGTGGATATGGTAGCAAATAGTGCAAATAACCCACAAGGTGGTATGTCTCCTTTGAATTATGCAGATGGTGGTTTAGCTAAGTTTGAACCAGGTGGTATGTTTGCAGACAGACCTAGAGTTCAAGGTCTTATGAATACTTTAGGAAATGTAACACAGTTAATGCAACCTTCTAGACTTTTAGCAAAAATTAGTGAAAAAATTCCAGCAACAGGTATTGGACAATATATAACTGCTAAAAAAGGAGATCCTATTTTAGATGAAAAGGTTGGAGCTATAGATGCTATTAAAATGTATGATTTAATTGATGTTATTGGAGATAGAACAGGTCAAAGAGAATTAGTAGATAGGATAGGTAAATCTATTATTGCTCAAAATCCACAAATAACTCCTAAAGATTTAGAAACTGAAATTATGCAAAAACTAGAAACTCCTTCTGAACAATTAGAAGGAGAATTATTATTACAAGAAACTCAACAAAGTAAAAATAAACTTCAACCTTTTTTAAGAGAAGGAAGTGGTAAAATAGAAAAACCAGATGGAAAAATAACCAAAGTAGATGATTTTTCAGAAGGTGATGGAATTAAACAATTAAAAAAAGAAGAAAAATTAGAATCAGATAAAATACCAGAAGAAGATTTAAAAAAGATTGAAGAAAAAAGTGGTGCATTAGCTCAAGGATTAGAAAAAAAAGAAATAACTAGACCTACAGAAAAAATAGTTAAAGACATAGTTGATCAAAATGAAGAAGTAAAAGAAGAAGCAGAAGTA